TGGATCTGATTGCTGAGGGCGTTTCGCCACGCAATAATCAGTACTACAACGAATTAGATCGTCGTATGCAGGAATCTTTTCCACATCGATTCACAAATCAGAATAGCTCTGATAACATGAATCCGCCCAGAGCCAACCGACCCGTGCAAACGGTTGCGCCTGCTGCCCGGTCGTCCGGGGTTAACACATCAGCACGCCGCGTGGTCAAGCTGACACCAAGTCAAGTTGCCATTGCCAAAAAACTGGGCGTTCCGCTTGAGGAATATGCCAAGTACGTGAAGGATTAATCATGGATGAAATGCAGACCAACGATAGCGCACCGATGGTGCCTAAATTAAAACGTGAAACCCGTGCGTCGCAAACGCGCGAGAAGTCCACGCGTCGCCGTCCCTGGGCACCTCCTTCCAAACTGGATGCTCCACCCGCTCCCGAAGGATTCCAACATCGCTGGATTCGACGTGAAGCTAATGGGTTCGATGATCGAAGCAACGTTGCAGCCAAGCTCCGCGAGGGGTATGAACTGGTTCGTGCTGACGAGTACCCGGACTATCATGCCTCGTCGATGGACGACGGCAAACACGCTGGCACCATTGGTGTCGGAAGTTTGTTGCTCGCGAGAATCCCAACAGAGACGGCCAGTGAGCGAACTGCGTATTACCGAGAACGGGCCCGAGATCAACAACGTGCCGTCGACAATGAAATGTTGAAGGCCAATGCTCATGACACGATGCGAATCGGTACTCCTGAGCGTCGCTCTCGTACCACTTTTGGCAGCCGCGAGTCGGCTGAAACTTAAACCTATGCAAGGATAGACAAATGGCTAACGTAGATAAGCCCTTTGGTCTTCGCCCCATCGGCAACTTGTCCGCAACAGGTGCTCAGAAGCAGTATGGCTACCTGATCGCAGACAACCAGTCTGGCGCGATTTACCAAGGCGACCTAGTGACCGTTTATGACGGTTATCTCGTCAAGTTTGCACCCGCAACCCATACGGCAGCAGTTGGCGTGTTCAATGGTTGTAACTACATTGATCCCACCACCGGCAAGCCCACCTGGAAGAACTACTACCCCGGTTCGGTCAACATCACGCAGGGAGAAATCACTGCTGACGTGCTTGACGATCCCAACCAGTTGTTTATCGTCCAGGTTGATGAGTCGGTTGCACAGACTGACATCGGCAAAAATGCAGACGTTGTTGGTACTGGCGGCAGCACCACCACAGGTGTTTCTTCCATGGAACTCGACTCGTCCACGATCGCAAAGACCGCAGCCCTGAACCTTAAGATTGTTGGTTTGTGGGATGTTCCAGGCAATGAGTTTGGGACTAACGCAGTGGTCGTTGTAAAGATCAATGAGCACCTGTACGGCAGTGCTGGTGTTGCTGGGCAAGGAGCTTAATCATGGCAATTTCACGCGCACAACTGGTGAAAGAGCTTGAGCCCGGTCTCAATGCTCTGTTCGGTCTTGAGTATAAAAACTACGAGAACGAGCACACCCAAATCTATAGCATCGAATCTTCAGACCGTGCGTTTGAAGAAGAGGTGATGGAATCGGGCTTTGGTGAGGCTCCGGTGAAGAACGAAGGCGCAGGCGTCGCATACGACAACGCGCAAGAGGTCTACACCGCACGCTACACCCACGAGACCATCGCTTTGGCGTTCGCGCTGACCGAAGAGGCCGTCGAGGACAACCTCTACGACCGCTTGGCTGCTCGCTACACCAAGTCGCTGGCCCGCTCGATGGCTCAGACCAAGCAGATCAAAGCTGCTGCAATCCTCAACGGTGCTTTTGACACCTCAATCGGTGGCGACGGCAAGCCCCTGTGTGCTCTGGATCACCCAACCCTGGGCGGACCAGACCTCAAGAACGAGCTTACCGTTCCTGCTGACCTGTCAGAAACGTCGCTTGAGCAGGCATTGATTGACATCGCTGCGTTCACCGACGAACGTGGCCTGAAGATCGCTGTTCAAGGTTTGAAGCTCATCATCCCGAAAGAACTCATGTTTACGGCAGACCGCATCATGAAGTCGACGCTGCGTGTTGGTACAGCAGATAACGACATCAATGCGATCAAGAACATGGGCATGGTTCCTCAGGGCTATACCGTGAACCACTTCTTGACCGACCCCGATGCATGGTTCGTGAAGACCGATGCACCCAACGGCATGAAGATGTTCGAGCGTGTTGCAATGCGTACCGGTTTCGAAGGCGACTTCGATACGGGCAACGTCAAATACAAGGCGCGCGAGCGGTACTCGTTTGGATTCTCGGATCCGCGAGGCATGTTCGGTTCGCCTGGAGCCTAAACGGCACCAAGAAAAGGGGGTTACAAAACCCCCTTTTTTATTTATACTAGGTTTATTCCGGGGTTAGCCCGGTGCATCAGACAGTCCCGGCTGACGACATGCAGACTGATGTACCGATATCGCATGTGAGGAACTCATGGCCCAGACCACTTTTTCCGGCCCAGTTAAAGCCGGTACTATTTCCCAAACCACCGGTACGACAGTCGGCACCAATGTTGCAAATGTCGGTTTCGTGGTAATGGGTCAATCGGCTGTTATTGACATTATCGGCGCTTCCGCTGCCGACCAAGTTGTCGCTACGATTCCTGCTGGTTCGCAGATTATCGACGTCATCCTTAACGTCACGACTGCAAACGACGATACAGGGACTGCAACTGTTGTTGTGGGAACCTCTGCCGATGCAGACGCTTTCATCCCCAGCACCAGTGTCAAGAGTGCTGGTACGACGCGCGGCACGCTGGACACAGAAGCCACTGACGTTGGAACCACGGACATCCAGGTACTTGCTGACTTCACCGCCCAGAACGGTAACGGTGCCGCAGGTGCTGCGACAGTGACGGTCCTTTATCTCCAGGCCCGCGACCTAGTCTAATAGGAGGCTCACATGAGCTTCAGTAATATCCAGTCGGTCCAAAAGACCACGACTGCGACGGCGATCAACGGGCGCACGCGTCTTATCGGTTTGTACTTTACGCACACCGCGACGCCTGCAACGCTGACGCTACGCAGCGGCGGATCAGGAGGCACGGTCAAGTTGACCATGACCACACCTGCTTCTGCGGGATCTCAGGACTTGATCATCCCTGACATGGGCATCTTATTTGAAGACGGCGTTCATGTGACGTTCAGTTCCGCTGAGATTACTTCGGCAACCTTCTTGTTTGAAGGTGGAGCAGCAGCGTAATGGCTAAGTCCAAGGGCATGGGCATTGCGACGTCGGTCAAGAGTGGAAACTTTAGGCCGACTAAGCAGGGTGCCGGGATGACGCAAAAGGGTGTTGAGGCTTACCGCAAGGCCAATCCTGGCAGTAAGCTTAAGACCGCCGTCACCTCGGACAACCCAGGCCCCAAGGACGCTGCACGCAGAAAGTCTTTTTGCGCTCGGTCGGCAGGTCAGATGAAGATGTACCCGGAAGCGGCCAAAGATCCCAACAGCCGCATCAGACAAGCTCGAAGACGATGGAAGTGTTAGATGGACACCGGTGTTATCGTTTGGAATCTGGTCACGTCTTTCTTTGTGGCTTTGGTAATGTTCATGATTAAAATGAACCACGACGAGCAGAAGCGCATTCAAATTCTGCTTAATAGAACGAGGGAGGAAATCGCTCGTGATCACATCACTCGTGCAGAGGTTCGTGCGGACCTTGAAAGAATTATGGAACGGTTTGATTCAGGCTTTGAACGGCTTGAAGCAAAGATTGATGCCCTCGCGGAAAAAGGAAGATAGCGATGGCCACTAAACCCGGTTTATACGCCAATATTTTGGCAAAACGCAAACGGATCGCGGCTGGATCAGGCGAGAAGATGCGCAAACCCGGCACCAAAGGCGCTCCTACGGCAAAAGCCTTCAAGGAGTCCGCAAAAACCGCAAAAGGAGTGAAGAAATCATGATGAAAGGTTACGCAAAAGGGGGCATGGCTGATAAAGAAGGCCGTGCCATGAAGCGCAAGACAGCCGACACAAAGGGTCGTGCTATGCACAAAATGCCTGATGGCAGCATGATGCCTGGGGCCAAGCATGGCATGAAGAAGGGCGGTATGGCCACCAAAATGAAGAAGGGGAAGTAATCATGGCTGGACGTGGAATGGGCTGCGCAACGCGCGGCGGTGGTGCTGTAGAGAGCGGCCCCAGGAACAAAATGATCTCTAAAACCAGTGACAAGACCGGTCCCGTGATGATGAAAAACGGTGGTGCGGTCAATCAGCACAAGCGCATGGCCATGAAAGGCGTGAAGAAGATGCGCATGGGCGGAGCAGCTTGCGACTAAACGATGGCAACCTCCGGCACAGCGACATTCAACCTTCAGTTTGACGACATCATCGAAGAAGCCTTCGAGCGATGTGGTCTGGAGGTGCGCACAGGGTACGATATTCGCACGGCGAGTCGTTCCCTGAACTTGATGTTTGCCGAATGGGCCAACCGAGGGCTAAATCTTTGGACGATTGAGCAACGACAGCAGGTGCTAACGGCAGGTGACCCGCAGTATTCGCTACCTAGCGATACGGTGGACGTTTTGTCTGCTGTTTTACGCACAGGATCTGGCACCAATCAGCAAGACATTACGCTTGATCGGATTAGCCAGAATGAGTACTTGCACATGCCTAATAAACTGCAAACGGGAACTCCTGCGCAGTTTTATGTGCAACGCACGGTGCCTGCTGAGCTTTTCATCTACCCTGCTCCAGATACTGCACAGACATATACCTTTAGGTACTACGGCATCCGTCGTATACAGGATGTTGGTGCGGCAACCAACACAGCGGATATCTCTTTCCGTTTCCTGCCTGCCCTTATTGCGGGGCTTGCCTACTACATCGCGATTAAGCGTGCGCCTGAGCGCATCGGCACGCTGAAGAATTTCTACGAAGAGGAGTTCTTCCGCGCTGCTGCCGAAGACCGTGATCGTGCCAGTGTGTTCTTGACGCCGGATGTGCAGAGTTACTGACCATGGGCGGCTATGCCTCTGGCAAATACTCCCTAGCGCTGTGTGACCGATGTGGCCAGCGCTACCAGTACCTTGTGCTTCGCAAGGAGTGGACGGGATTTAAGGTTTGCCCTGAGTGCTACGAGCCCAAGCATCCACAGCTTGAGCCGATTCGCACAGCAGGTGATGCGGTTGCCATCTACGAACCAAGGCCCGATATTATAGAGCCTGTAACGATTTACCTGGGAGCCCCAGGCAATTCGTTTTTTGCCTCGGTCGGCATGGTGCCAGAAACGCCCGCACAGGCTATCATGCTGGATGTTGAATTAGGCAATGTTACGGTGAGCCTGTCATGACCTATTCCGAGCTTGTAACCCAGATTCAGAATTACATGGAGACGACGTTTTCAACAACGAACGTCGATAACTTCATTAAGCAGGCTGAGCAGAGGATTTATAACAGCGTTCAGATCCCAAGCTTGCGTAGAAACTCGACGGGTTTGACGACTGCTAACAATAAATACCTGCAATGCCCCTCAGATTTTCTGTCGGTGTACAGCATGGCCGTGGTCAATGATGATGGCGACTATGAGTACTTGTTGAACAAAGACGTCAACTACATCCGTCAGGTCTACCCCTCTCCGACCTACGCGGCTATCCCCAAGTATTACGCGCTCTTTGGCCCTGATTACAGTGCTCCTAGAGAGTTGACCTTTATTCTTGGTCCGACGCCCGATGCGATTTATACCGTCGAACTTCACTACTTCTACTATCCTGAGTCGATCGTGACCGCAGGGCAGTCCTGGCTTGGCGATAATTTTGACTCAGTGTTGCTCTATGGTTCGCTTCGTGAGGCCTATCTTTTTAACAAAGGTGAACAAGACCTTGTAGCCAATGTTGAAGCTAAATACGCAGAGGCCATGAATCTCCTGAAACAGCTTGGCGACGGTAAAGAGCGTCAGGATGCTTATCGTTCAGGTCAAATTAGAGTACCGGTGACTGGCTAATGGCTATCGTTCAAACCCCCTGCACAAGTTTTAAGCAAGAGCTTGCTCAAGGCGTGCATAACTTTTCCGCTGTGGGCGGTGACACCTTTAAGCTTGCGCTTTACACCAGCGCTGCCACACTCGGAGCCACAACCACTGTTTATACTTCTTCTGGCGAAGTATCCACAAGTGGGACAAACTACCCATTGGGAGGGATTACACTCACCAATGTGGGCGTAGCAACCAGTGGCGTTATTGCATACTTGAGTTTCGTTTCACCTGCTGTTTTTACAGGGGTGACCTTGACGTGTCGCGGGGCTTTGATTTACAACAGCAGTAAGTCGAACAAGGCTGTTTGTGTTCTAGATTTTGGGGATGACATATCTGCTTTGGGTCAAAACCTAAGTGTCGTCTTCCCGCCAGTAAATCTTACCTCAGCCATTATTAGGATCAATTGAGAGGCTATTATGAAAGACGGATCAGCAAAGAAAGATCAATTTGAGGCTACCGTATCCATGGGTAGTGACAACGTCGATGACTTGCGTGTCGGTGGGCATTTCACGGTGGAGTGCTACGACAGCTTGGGCGACATTAAATGGGAAGACGGGTTCGATAATCTTGTGGTGAACCAAGGTCTTGCTGACATGAACGCTAAGTATTTCAGCGGAACGTCTTACAGCGCCGCGTGGTTCATGGGCTTGATTGATAACAGTCCTGCGCCGACGCTTGCCGCTGCTGATTCGATGTCCTCACATGCGGGATGGACAGAGTCTGCAAACTACTCAGGCGCACGCAAGCAGTTGACTTTTGGTACACCGACCCAGGCCGATCCTTCGGTGATCGCAGCTTCTGCGGTGTCGTTCTCAATCACGGGTGCGGATACGATTTACGGTGCGTTTGTTGCCTCGGATTCGGTGGTTGGCGGCACATCAGGCATTCTGTTTTCAGAAGGCGCATTCTCATCGGTTCGTAACGTGGTCAGCGGCGACACGTTGAATGTGACTTACAGCCTCTCTAACAACGCTGCTTAATATGAAGAGGGGCTGGCTATGCCGCTTGTTGTCGCAGACCGTGTCAAGGAAACCACTTCTACCGCAGGCACCGGCACTCTCACGCTAGCCGGTGCAGCCACCGGCTTCCAATCCTTTGCTGTTATTGGTAACGGCAATCAGACCTATTACACCATTGCGGGTCAAGGCACTTCTGAATGGGAAGTAGGGATTGGTACGTACACATCTAGTGGTACGACCTTAAGCCGGGATAGTGTTTTATCTTCTTCGGCAGGCGGAGCCAAGGTCACCTTCTCCGCAGGCACCAAGGATGTGTTTGTCGTTTATCCATCAGGTCGAGCTGTGTATGGTGACACGGTAGGCAATGTCACTATCACGACAAACTTTCAAGCAGCTCGACTCACAGCCTCTGATTCCACATCTAACGTCACGCTGATTTATGGTGATGCTTATTCAGTAAGCGGCGCTTTTGCCGTTCCCATAGTCGACATGAGCGGCGTATGGAACACCACAGGTGAGCCAACGCTTGTTAAATATAACGTTACCAATACTGCATCAGGTACCAATTCACTGTTGTTGGATCTACAGACGGGCGGAACAAGTCGGTTTAAGGTTGATAAGAATGGTAATACAACCGCAGCTTCAAGTATTTTTGGTGGTGCGGTAAGCGTGGGAAGTGCAGTATTTCCTACGGCTACTATCACCAACCTAACCGCAACTAACGAAACCGTTACCTCACTCACAGTCACCAACGAAACAGTAAGCACCATCACAGGCGCAACCAATTCGTTCTGTGACATGGATACGATTCAGGGTGATGTGATCATTGCCACATCAACCCCTGCCAACACGCAGATATTCTTTTCAGATTCAGGCTCGATCAGCGGATCAAGCGCCGTGGCGCTCTTTGATATTGCAGCGACATGGAATACAACGGGAAGCCCAACGGGATTTAAATTAAACGTTGCAGACTCTGCATCCGATACGCTCAGCTCGTTCATTGACCTACAGCGCAATGGCTCATCGCAGTTCAAGATTAACAAGTATGGCGGTGCAAACACTAGAGCAATTTTACAAACCGCCACGATCACGGCTGCTGCACCGAGTGCGACAACAAACTACGATGTCATCACGCAGGTTGTGCAGTATTACACCACCGACGCAACGGCAAACTTCACGCTTAATTTTCGTGGCGATTCAAGTATCAGCCTAGCAAGTTATATGTCAGTTGGGCAGTCGGTAGAGGTTGTGCTGCTTGTGACAAACGGTGCAACGCCTTACTACCCGAACGCTTTTCAGATTGATGGGTCCGCCGTAACGCCTAAATGGATTACGGGTGTTGCGCCTATAGCAGGGAACGCTAACAGCGTGGATGTTTATACGTTTACGATTGTTGAGACCGCCGCAGCAACCTTTACCGTTTTTGCAACGCAAAACAAATTTGCATAACCATGGCAGTCGTTATCCGTAATTCCGTCCTTCGTAACATGCTGGCGCAGGTGGAATACGGCCCAGCGCAGCTTTTTACGTTTACAGCTTCGGGAACGTTATCGATACCTACCTCGTTAGTCTCTTATCTCGTTGTTGCTGGAGGTGGTGGCGGTGGAAGCAGATACGGCGCAGGCGGTGCTGGTGGTTATCGCGTAGGAAGCGGGCTTTTTTTGAGTGGAGGAACTTACACCATAACCGTGGGAGGTGGTGGTGGAGCTGCTGCTCAAGGCGGTTCATCTACCTTTTCCACAATCACTAGCGCAGGTGGGGGTATTGGGACGCCCGGACCTTCTTCTGCTACCCCTAACAACGGGGGTGCTGGTGGCTCAGGAGGGGGCGGTGGCACCGCCCCCTTTGGCGGTACTGGTGTAGGTGGTGCGGGTAACACGCCTGCAACTTCTCCTTCTCAAGGAAATAATGGGGGCTCAGCTTCCGGCAGTCCAGGCGGTGCTGGTGGCGGAGGTGGCGGTGCTGGCGGTGTAGGCGGTAATGGAGCACAATTTCCTACTCGCGGAGGAAGTGGTGGTCTTGGGTTAGCCAATTCGATAACAGGTGTATCGGTTGTTTATGCAGGTGGTGGTGGAGGAGGCGTATCAAATACTATTGATACAAGAGGCCTAGGTGGTCCTGGGACTCCTGGTGTTTCTGGCGGAAATGGTGGTGGTGGTACTACAGCGGGAACAGCAGGTGTAGCTAATACAGGTGGTGGCGGTGGAGGCGCGGGTGGAAGCAGTCTTCAAGGCTCCGGCGGCTCTGGCATTGTTGTTGTCTCAGCCCAGGCGGTGAGGGGTGCGAAAAATCCCCCGGCTGTTGTGTTTACAGCTACAGGGTCATTAACTATTCCTTCAGGCGTAACTTCAGTTAATTATTTGGTCGTTGGTGGGGGTGGTGGAGGCGCTACCGTTAGAGGTGCAGGTGGTGCCGGTGGGTATCGTGTAGGCAGTAACTTTCCTGTGACTGCTGGTACTTACACCATAACAGTTGGTGCCGGGGGTGGAGCAGCCACTCAAGGCGGACCCTCTATCTTCTCTACCATTACTAGCGCAGGTGGAGGTGGTGGTAGTCCTGCTAATGATGGTACTGGAGGTTCTGGAGGCTCAGGCGCTGGTGGTGCTAGTGGTTTAACAGGCGGAGCAGGCGGCGCAGGTAATACACCTGCAACTTCTCCTTCTCAAGGCAATAATGGGGGTACTGGTAGTTCTCCCACCGCTAACGGTGGTGGAGGTGGAGGCGGAGGTGCTGGAGGCATAGGCGGCAATGGAGTATCACTAACAGGCGGTGCTGGTGGCTTAGGTCTAGCTAACTCCATAACAGGTGTATCAGTAGCTTATGCTGGAGGAGGAGGAGGAGGTGCGGGGTCACCATCACCCACACCAAGGCAAGCAGGTTTAGGTGGCCCTGGGACTCCTGGAGTTTCTGGAGGGAATGGTGGTGTATCTCCGGGGGGAGGGACATCAGGCGTAGTTAATACGGGTGGCGGAGGAGGCGGCGGTGGTGGTGCTGCTGGCGGTGCTGGAGGCTCAGGTATCGTAGTTATACAATTAAATTACTCATCATAAAAACGGAGGTTTTTTGTGAAAGACTTTTACAGGTTATACGGTATAGATACGGCGATGCACATGCTTCGCCCAGGTGCACGGTGGGAGATCTCTAACAATCATTTCACCTTATGGGAAGACCCAAGACCTTGTCCAACATGGCAGGAAATCGAAGAAACCATGGACAAGATCAAAGCTTTTGAGGATTCAATAAAGACCATCTGGCTACCTGAGCAGATTGCTGAATTTGAAAAGCAGCATGTGCTTATGGAGAAAGCCATCAATGCAGCTTAATCATCTCTTCCCAACGCCCGTAGCGTTCTTTGACTTAGGCAGGCAACTGACCAAGGAAGAGCTTGACTTCTTGATCTCCT